CTTTCAATGAAACTACAAGGATGGGAAAACACAGTAGACACAATGGTCATGGCTAACCTTGTTGATGCTATAAGAGCAGAAGGAGATAATCAAGAAGATTCAAGAAAAGAAACATCTAAATGGTGGGCTGAACGTAAGATGAAACACGATTTCTCTACAAAGACAGAAACAGATTTAACATCATTAGGTAAAGCTATCACATGGAATGAACAGAGAACATATTTAGATAATGAAACTATCAATAAAACAAACACAGGCTCTTGATTTCTTAGAAGATAAGAACACAAGAGAAATAATATATGGTGGAGGTGCTGGAGGTGGAAAGTCTTATCTCGGCTGTTATTGGATATTAAAAAGCTGTTATAAATATCCAGGTAGTCGCTGGCTTATTGGTCGCTCTAAAGCTAAAACATTAAAAGAAACCACACTCAAGTCACTCTTTGAAGTAATGAAAGAACAAGGACTTCAAGCTGACTTAGATTTTATATACAACCAACAGCAAGGCGTTATCACTTATTCTAATGGTAGTGAGATAATGCTTAAAGATTTATTTTTATATCCTTCTGACCCTGACTTTGATGAATTAGGTTCTCTTGAAATTACAGGTGCATTTATTGATGAGTGTAATCAGATAGTAGAGAAAGCATGGAACATTGTGAAATCTCGTATTCGTTACAAGTTAGATGACTTTGATATACTTCCAAAGATACTCGGTACATGCAACCCTTCTCGTGGTTATGTTTACTATAATTTTTACAAGCCTTATAGAGATGGAGAATTATCACACAAGAAAGCCTTTGTTGAATCACTTGTAGATGACAATCCTTTTATCTCACGCTTTTATAAAGAAAACCTAGAATCACTTGATATAAAAAGCAAACAAAGACTTCTTTTAGGTAATTGGGATTATTTAGATACAGCAAACGCATTATTCAATTACAACAGCTTGACTGATGTATTCACTAACTCAATAACTAAAAAAAATGAAAGGTATTTGATAGTTGATGTTGGTGGTAGTGAAGAAAATGCAGATTCCACAGTCTTTTCTTATTGGGAAGACTTAGAGGAGGTATGGCGTAAAAAGTTTATTGGACTTACAACAGAACACATAATAATTAAGATACGAGAATTTGCACTTGAACATAAGATACCCTATTCACACATTACTGTAGATGCTATTGGAATTGGAGAAGGTGTTTCAACTTCAAGTTTGCTCAATGGTATTATTCCTTTCAAATCTTCTTATGGTGCTATAAAAACAGAAGGGTCAATTATAACGCTCCCTAACGTGCATTACATGAAAGATGCACCACTTGTTACAGACTTCGCTAACTTACGTTCACAGTGCTTATTTGCCCTCTCAGGGCTTGTCAAAGCTCATGAGATAGCAAGTAGAGTCACAGGTGCAGATAAGGAAGCTATCCTTGATGAGTTACCTATGTATCAAGACATTACAAAAGACGGGGGAAAAAGAACAGCAACAGGTAAAGATGAAGTAAAACAACTACTCGGACACTCCCCAGATGATTCAGATACATGGATTATGAGAATGTACTTTGTCATTACAAGTAAACTACTTCCTGAACAATCAGAAGAAAGAGCCAAAGTAATCAGCGAACAAATGCAACGATTTGAAAGAAACTATAAAAACTCTAGTAACGCAAGCAATAAATAAAGCAAAGTATGGTATAATATTACTATAAACAATTAATATTCAACATTATGACTTCAGGAGCATTATATTTAAACGGCACAACATCACAGCAAGTATCAGCAATACCAGGTAAAGTATATGGTGTTATAGTAAACTCACACACAAGTGGAACACTAAGATTAAATGATGGTATTGGGGGAACAACAAGTGCAGGAGTTAAAGCAACTCAAACACTTACAGCATCAGGAGTATTTTTAAACAACGAAACTGTAACAATCGCAGGACTTGTTTACACTTTTAAAACAACCTTAACAGGAGCAAAAGATGAGGTTCTTATTGGAGTATCAGCAGCAGCATCTCTTGACAACCTAAAGTCAGCAATCAACGCTACAGCAGGAGAAGGTACAACATACGGAACAGGAACAATCGCTAATAACTACGTTACAGCAACAACAAACGATGATACAACTCAAATAGTTGAAGCTATTAGAATTGGAGAATACGGCAACGCATTCACAACTACAGAAACAGGTGCTGATGCATCATGGGGAGCAGGAACATTAACAGGAGGAGTAAATGTGAATAAGATTGTTGTAAATACTTACACACTATCAGCAGGCTCACAAGTGATTCTATTTCCTGAACCTGTTGTATTTAATTCAGGACTATACTTAACAAAAGGAGGAACGATTGATTACACAGTAATATCTAATTAAATATGATAGAAAAATCAGTATCAGAAATTGTCCTTAAACTAGAGCAAGACTATATTTCAGGTGTTGGTACTTTGATGTCGGAACATGTACGATATGATTTATACACAGATATAAATACTATCTATGCTTACCTAAACTCAAAACACATTTCAGGAGAAAAAGACAGCTTAGGTCGTGATAAACCTTTTGCTAACATTGTACTTGCAGCAAGAAATATCTGGTTCAGAGCTACAGACATTGATAGAAAAGACATCAACATGACAGCAACTAAGGCAGAAGATATTGTAGCTATCTTTCTGCTTAATGTATTTCTACAGAATTGGATGAAAAAGAAAAAGTTCGGTAAGTTTTTAAACAACTGGGGGTTAGAACTTGCAGGATTTAATGAAGCTGTAGTCAAGATAATTGAAAAAGATGATGAATTAGATATTGCAGTTACACCATGGTCAAGACTTATTTGTGACCAAGTAAACTTTGCAGACAATCCTAAAATTGAAATACTAGAGCTTACAGAAGCTCAAATGTATGAAAGATATGACAAAGAAAAAGTGGATGCTATTGTAAACGCAGAAACAACACGTCAATTACTTGATAAACGTCAAAAGGATAATAAAAGCGATTATTACAAACTCTATGAATTACATGGAGTATTTTCTCTAAAACACCTTACTGGAAAAGAAAGTGATGCAGAAACATTCGTACAACAAATGCACGTTCTCTCTTTTGTTTCTAATGGAAAAGGTAAGACTAAAGATGAAATTGAATATTCTCTATATTCAGGGCGTGAAGAATACGACCCTTATATGCTTACATCACTGATTCCAAGTACAGATGGCTCTATTTCATTAGAGGGTTCAGTCAAAAACCTATTTGAAGCACAATGGATGATGAATCATTCAGTCAAAAGCATTAAAGACCAGTTAGACTTAGCATCAAAACTTATCTTTCAAACATCAGACGGAAACTTTGTTGGACAAAACGCTTTGTTTGCTATTGAATCAGGGGATATTCTTATCCACCAAATGAATCAGCCACTCACTCAACTAAACAACAACTCTCACGATATAACATCACTACAAAACTTCGGGCAACAATGGAAATCATTAGGCAATGAAATAGTAGGTGTTAGTGAAGCTATGCTTGGCGCTCAACCTAAATCAGGTACAGCATGGCGACAAACAGAAGCTCTACTACAAGAAAACCACTCTCTATTCGAGATAATGACTGAAACTAAAGGTTTATTCCTAGAGGATATGTTACGAGATAGAATTATTCCGTTCTTAATCAAGAAAGGTAGCAACTCAAACCAAGTATCAACAACACTAAACTCATTTGATATTAAAAAGATAGATGGAAAATATTTACCATTTGAAGCACGCAAAAGAATGTCAAAGAAACTTATTGATGAAATTATAGAAACAGGAGAAATACCTCAAGACTTACAAGAACGAGAAGATGCAGAACGTGATGGAGTACAAGAAGAACTTACAGACATGGGTACAAAGCGTTTCTTTACACCTGATGAAGTCGGCAAACTTACATGGAAAGAATTATTCAAAGGACTTGAATTCGATTGCGACATAGATATTACAGGAGAAGGAAAAGACGTCCAAGCAATGTACGCAACACTGAACACAGCTCTACAAGTAGTGAATAATCCAGGCTTTGAACAGAATCCACGAGCTAAATTGATTGTAGACAAGATATTGACAGCATCAGGACACATTTCGCCGTTAGAACTTTCGTCCATTCCAGATATGGCAACCCAAATTCAACCTCAAACTTTATCAGCTCCTAATGGTGGGCAGGTCGATGAAAGGCTTGAGGCGTTACAAACTAATCAACAACAATAAATATGTCAGAACTAATGTATAACGATAAAGAAATAGAACTGTTGAAAGCAACCTTCGCAGAAAATGACTTTCTTTTACTAGCTATCCGAAAACTATTCTTTGGTAGCGAAATAACAGACGAACAAAAAAAAGTAATAGTAGCAACATTTAAAAGTGAAGAAGTACGAGCAGTATTACAACGCAAAGTATACGGGCTTAATAACCTAGATACTCCAATCGGACAGTTATCAGATTTCTGGTTAGGAGCTGAAAAGCAAATCTTTGGTGCATCTAAAGAAACAATCTTACAATCAGTTAGCTCAAAAGCATTGGTATTATCTATGTTTGAAAAAGCGTTTGCACTACTTACTAATCCTGATGGAGAAAAGGTAAATATCAAATATGTTCTTGAAGAAGATGACGAGCTAGGTATCAAACTTATTGCACGAAACATGTATATGCAAGCTATTGAAACATCATTACTTACCATCAAAACTATTGCAGGACAAAAAAGTGAATCACTAGCAGAAACTATAGCACGATTGAAACAAGACAGCTCAAAATAATTTATAAATATGGTATAATGTATATCATAAGGGACAAAACCCTCACAAATGACTAATCTAGACAAAACTATGAATACAAATGACGAAGACGAGATTGTTACTCAAGAAAATGACACAGAGGAAACTGAAAACGATGAACAGGAACATGATGAAAAACCTGACGAGAATGATGAAGTTAGTGAATTACGAAAGAAACTCCTAACAGCAGAATCTCAAAAAGACCACTGGAGAAAGAAAGCTCAATCAAATAATAATACACCTATGGACAGTACAGCCAAAAGTGAATTATCTTCTAAAGACTTACTTTCTGTTATGAGAGCCAATGTACACGATGATGATTTAGATGAAGTAATAGAATTTGCTAAGTTCAAAAAAATCAGCGT